ACGGGGTTCAACACCCCGTTTTTTTGTATCTGTGCTACTATTTTTATTCTTTCTTTTTTGCCAACTTCTCTAGTAATCTTAATGCTAGTTTTGCATTTTTTTTGTCTTCAAAAAGAACTTGAAGTTTAGTCAAATCAGAGTATATCATGATGAATCATCCGTTTGTTTTTTCAACAAAAGACCTCATCTCCTCTGCTACTGCGTGAATTTGCTCAGCAGTGGGGTATGTAGGAAACGGATCTAAACTTGTGTCTAATACTTGACCAGCGTTTTCTAGTAACTCTTTTCGCTGATACCAAGCTTCTTTGTCCGAACTCAGTTTGCTCTCTAATCTTGATTGCGCTTCTCTTAAAAAATCCCAGCGCATTTCGTATGGGTTCATTGCCATGGTGCTTCCTCCTTGAGGTCTGTTGTGATCTTTGCTTCACTGTCTGTGAAGTCAAATATATTTATAAATGTAGAGTTTTCCACACCCACTTTTTTGTATTTTGTGCTATAAATATATGTGGATGCCTTCGGGGTCCACACAATACAAACTCGCTTATCAAAGGAGCTATCAAATGGGAGACCTAACAAGGTACAATGCAGCCAACATTAATCAGCTGTTGGATCGTATCACTCGGAACAGTATCGGTATGGAAGATTACTTCGATAGGATCTTCACCCTACATGAAACTACATCAAATTATCCGCCCTACAACCTTGTGACTGTAAATAGCGTTACATCTCGATTAGAGATTGCATTAGCAGGATTTAAAAAGAAGGAAGTCTATGTCTACACACAGGATGGTAAACTCTTTATCGAAGGTCAGAAAGAAGATAAAGAAACGGAAACCCACTATGTACACAAGGGTGTGGCTCAACGGAGTTTTTCACGTTCGTGGACACTTAGCGAAGACACGTCAGTGGGATCAGTTACTTTTGAAGATGGGCTTTTAAGTGTTGAACTCGGTAAAAAAGTTCCTGATGCACATAAACGTAAAGATTTTCTATAAATAGTATTGAATATCGTCGTCGCAGACGGAGGGGTAACTGGCACAATCCAGTTGACGCCCCTCTTTTTTTATTCTATAATAAGTTCATTAAGGACATTCCGCCATGAAGTCATTCCTAATTGCTGCAGCAGCACTCCTTGTATCTACTCCTGCTATCGCTCATCCTAGGTTCATCTCAAAAGGTCATACCTATACATATCCATCAGATAATGTGATGGTAAGGAGCGATTGGAGGCGTTGCAGAAAGATCAAGTACATCACTAAATATGATGAATGGGGATGGTACACCGAAAGAAAAATTCTTCCTATTGCGAGTTGCACTCGTATTCGTAGACGCCATGCTCATGTAGAACCAGCAAAAGTAAAAATTATTTTTAGATAATCATGACCATTAGACTAGTTGTGACCCGTGAGGGTGAACAAATTATTTGCGGAATTAAAGAATGGATGAGTGGTCCAGGAGCAGATGCAAGAGTAATTGGGTATATCTTGAACAGACCATGCTTGGTAGATCTAGAAATAGATTCTGATAATGATGATAATTTTCGTGTGAGGATGGTTCCCTGGATTCCTCTAGCAAAAGATTTAAACATTCCTATCCCAGCGGATTATGTTGTTTCTATGCTTACTCCTATCAATAAGGTGTTGGAACTTTATGATAGGGATATCGTCAGTGCATCCGAAGCAGATTTAAGTCTTGACGAGAGTCATACTTTTGAGGCTGATGAACCAAAAGAGTTTACATCCGAGATTGATGAACCAGCAGAAGGAGATGAAGAATGAAAGTTATATTGCTAACTAATAATGTAATTCTTCTTGCAAAGATTGAAGAAGTAGGTGCCGAAATTGGTGAACCAGATTGTAGACTAATTAATCCATATCGTTTGAACATATCTGATTCAACTTTATCTCCTTGGATGGTTGATGTAAGTGAACAGTCAATCTATATGATTAGTTCTGATAAAATCTTGACTATTGCAGATCCCACCGAAGAACTCTCCGAAAAATACAACTCTTTGGTTAAATGAGAATTTTAAGTATTGACTTGGACTACATCATGGGTCCCAGCATTAAAAAATATGAAAACTCTTATTGGAATGATAATGCGTCATCTCGATGGAGTAACTTTTTCAGATTTAATACTGAGGGTATAAAAGAGAATGATTTGCCCTTTGATAAAGGGCATCTTTTTTATCTGTTCAAGTTATTCAATAAGTGTCTTCATGCAGGAACAGAAGTGAGTTTTGCATATGATCATGATAACATCCTTTATAGTATTGGGGATAAGACGGATTTAGAAATTATCAATGTAGATCATCATCATGACGTTTTATATCATGGTGATATGATTCATCCAGATTTATATCCAGATAAAACTCGTTCCGTTAAAGGCAATAAGCATGACTATCATCATATTAAAAACTCTCACGATGTTGATGAAGGTAATTGGATTGCTTATCTAAGAACTCAAAATAGAGTTAAATCTTATACGTGGATTACCAATGAGCACGCTATCGCTGATTTAGATGATAATGATTTAAAATACTATCAGGGGCTCATACCCAAAATGCGTGTTACGACAAAAGAGGAGTATGATATAATGGATTATCATTTTGATCATATGCATCTATGTCTGTCTCCTCAGTACATTCCTCCCGTACACTGGCACCTTTATACATTGTTTTTAATTTCTTACGAGACTTACACGGGTAAGAAAGTTGATCTTGGTGAGATCGGAAACAAAAAATTTGAAATGTCTATTCGTCATCTAAACGTAACAAATGAAATTCTACACTAACGTCCAGATGATCGGGAGTAAATTCCTAGTCCGAGGATATGAAAATGGTCAGAGGGTAATGTACAAGGATGACTTCAATCCTACCTTGTACGTTCCTTCTAAAAAAGAAACTCGATATAAAACTCTTGAAGGTGAGTGTGTAGAACCAATTAAACCAGGAACTGTTCGTGATTGTAGGGAATTTTGTGAGAAGTATAAAGAAGTTGAAGGATTTAAGATCTATGGAAATGATCGGTATGTGAGCCAGTATATTTCTGAGATGTATCCTGAGAAAGAAATAAAATTTGATATATCTAAAATTAAACTGCTTACGATTGATATTGAGGTCTCTGCCGAATATGGATTTCCAGATACGGAATCTGTTGCAGAAGAGATGCTAACGATTGCTATTCAAGATTACAATACAAAAAAGATTATTGTGTGGGGTGTAAAACCTTTCAAGAATAGTCAAGAGAACGTCAACTACATTTACTGTGGTGATGAATATACTATGCTCAATAAATTCTTGGATTGGTGGGAGCACAACTATCCAGATATCATCACTGGTTGGAATGTGCAACTATATGATATCCCATATATCTGTGGACGAATCAATAGAGTCCTTGGTGAGAAAGCTATGAAGAAGTTCTCTCCTTGGGGTCTTGTGAAGCAGCAGGAAGTTTATATTATGGGGAGAAAGAATATCGCATTTGAAGTAGGCGGTCTCTCTCAACTAGACTACATGGATTTGTATAAGAAGTTTACTTATAAAGCACAGGAATCCTATCGACTGGATCATATTGCTAACGTAGAACTTGGACAGAAGAAACTTGATCACTCCGAGTTTGATACGTTTAAAGATTTCTATACTGGTAACTGGCAGAAGTTTGTAGAGTACAACATCATTGACGTTGAACTTGTAGACCGCTTGGAAGGCAAGATGAAACTCATTGAACTTGCTGTGACTATGGCTTATGAGGCAAAGGTAAATTATAACGATGTGTTCTATCAGGTACGGATGTGGGACAATATCATATATAATTATTTGAAGGACAAGGACGTGGTTATTCCACCGAAAGAACGTTCTGATAAAAACGACAAGTATGCAGGAGCCTATGTTAAAGAACCTATTCCGGGAGTTTATGATTGGGTTGTTAGTTTTGACCTTAACAGTCTCTACCCTCATCTTATTATGCAATACAACATCTCTCCAGAAACTCTTCTGGATGAAAGACATCCCACAGTCAATGTAGATAAGATTTTGAATGAAGAGATTGCATTTGAATTATATAAGGATAATGCAATCTGTGCTAACGGTGCTATGTATCGTAAGGATGTAAAGGGGTTCCTGCCTGAGTTGATGGAGAAGATGTATGGAGATCGTGTTGTCTTCAAGAAGAAAATGCTTGCAGCCAAACAGCAGTATGAGAAGACGCCTACTGTTGCACTTGAGAAAGAAATCTCTAGATGCAACAACATTCAGATGGCGAAGAAGATTTCTCTTAACTCTGCTTATGGTGCTATTGGTAATCAATACTTCAGGTATTACAAACTAGCAAATGCAGAAGCAATCACTTTGTCTGGTCAGGTATCAATTCGTTGGATTGAGATGAGGATGAATGGATATCTAAATAAACTACTTCAAACTGAGGGTGAGGATTATGTTATTGCATCCGACACCGATTCAATCTATCTTAATCTTGGACCTCTTGTTACTAAATTTTTTAGTAATATCTCTGACGATAAAACAAAAGTTGTGGGGATACTTGATAAGATCTGCGAAGACAAGTTGGAACCATTCATCGATCAGTCTTATCAGAATCTTGCGGATTATGTTTCGGCGTATGAACAGAAAATGTTCATGAAGCGTGAGAATATCGCTGATCGTGGTATTTGGACTGCGAAGAAGAGATACATTCTTAACGTATGGGACAGTGAAGGTGTTCGTTATGAAGATCCTAAATTGAAAATTATGGGACTTGAGGCTGTTAAATCCTCTACTCCTGCTCCCTGTCGTAAGATGATCAAGGATGCATTAAAGATTATTCTTACCCAAACAGAAGATGATGTAATCTCATTCATTGATCAATGTAGAAAAGATTTCAAAAAACTTTCTCCAGAAGAAATTGCTTTCCCAAGAACTGCATCAGACGTGAAGAAGTATGCTTCATCATCGAACATTTATTCAAAGGGAACTCCTATACATATCAGAGGATCTCTCTTGTTTAATCACTATGTAAAAGAGAATAAACTTGATAATAAGTATTCTCTCATCAATAATGGTGAGAAGATTAAATTTATATACATGAAGAAACCAAATCCAATTCATGAAAATGTGTTATCATTTATTCAAGAGTTTCCTAATGAGTTAAAATTGAATCAGTATATTGATTATGATTTACAGTTTGATAAGAGTTTCTTAGAACCTCTTAAGTCTATTCTTGATGCTATTGGATGGAGTGTTGAAAAGAAAATCAGTCTTGATTCTTTCTTTGCTTAATGTTATTATCTTTTTATTGTAGGATTTATTATGGATTTTGAAATTAAAGAACATCGACCTTTTGGTCCAACCATACTGGAGGCAACATGCCCAGATTTTATTATAAGTGCATTGAATGAATATGCTGACGAATATGGGGATACTCGTTCTGGGGGTTCCGCTTTTAATCTTTTATCTAGAGGAATACGAAATCCATTTTTAACTTCTGAGTTTGCTGAAGAAATTGGACTTATTGATTATATGGAATATCTTGGTGATTGTTATCTAAAAATGTATGGAAGGACAAAGAATGGTGAAATTCGTGATGGAGAAGAATATAGATATAGTGTAAGTCGTGTGCAATCTGATTCTTTTGATTCTGAATCTATAGATGGTTGGGTGAATATATATGAAGAAAGTGATTTTACTCCATTGCATATTCATGGAGGAGACTTAGCATCTGTGATGATTTTACAACTACCTGAAGATTCTAGTGGGAAAAATAAAATTATTAATGATGAAGGTGAGGATAATCCAAATGGACAATTGAATTACTATTATGGTATTGGAGATACCAGTGATCTTATGGTAGATACGTGGGCTCCCATTCAATATGTTGGAATGACTTTACTCTTCCCACCAAATCTTCGTCATTCATATCAACCACATAAACTTAATGGACAAACGAGAAGAAGTTTAAGTTTAAACTATACCTTGGAGGACAATTAAATGCACGATCAATACACTATTGATGATGGTGAAAATAAAAAGGATAAATGGAATAGAGGTCTAGATCTATTCATTGAATCTGTCCTGAAACCAGATCCAAAGCTCAGACAATGTGCTCATAACCAAAGATGTTACCATGAACTTATGGATGTTCGTGGTGATGTGCTAGAATATTTAAAAACTAAACGATGGAATTAATTTATGGATTTCTTGAAAGATATTGTAAAAGAGATTGGCGATGAATACACAAAACTCGCATCCGATATTGACGACTCTGAAGAATTTGTTGATACAGGTTCGTACATTTTTAATGGACTTGTTTCAGGGTCTATATTTGGCGGTGTATCTGGGAATAAGATTACTGCCATTGCTGGTGAGTCTTCTACTGGAAAAACGTTCTTTTCCTTGGCTGTTGTTAAAAATTTTCTTGATAGCAATCCCACTGGGTACTGTCTATACTTTGACACAGAAGCTGCAGTTAACAAGCAATTACTAGAGAGTCGTGGTATCGATATGGATCGCCTTGTGGTGGTCAACGTCGTGACTATTGAAGACTTCCGTAGTAAGGCATTGAAAGCAGTAGACATGTATCTCAAAACGCCTGAGGATGATCGCAAACCTTGTATGTTTGTGTTAGACTCTTTAGGGATGCTCTCCACCGAGAAGGAGATTACAGACGCTCTCAACGACAAACAAGTCCGCGACATGACTAAATCTCAACTAGTCAAAGGAGCATTCCGTATGCTTACCCTCAAATTGGGTCAAGCAAAAATCCCCATGATCGTTACTAACCACACCTACGATGTTATTGGAGCTTATGTACCTACAAAGGAAATGGGTGGAGGCAGTGGACTCAAGTATGCTGCGTCTACAATCATCTATCTCACAAAGAAAAAAGAAAAGGATGGAACAGCAGTCATCGGAAATCTTATCAAGGCTAAGACTGCTAAGTCGCGTTTGAGTAAGGAGAATAAAGATGTTACGGTGCGTTTGTATTACGATGAGCGTGGTCTTGATCGATATTATGGTCTTCTTGAACTCGGTGAGATTGGCGGACTTTGGAAAAACGTTGCTGGTCGATATGCGATGACGGTTGACGGGGAGATCAAGAAGTTGTATGCTAAGGACATTTTCAAGCAACCTGAAAAATACTTCACAGAAGAAGTAATGGAAAAACTTGATGAGATTGCTAGGGAGGAGTTTAGTTATGGATCTTGAAGAATACGAACATATCAATGACGATCCACATGATGGATGGTGGTTGAGACCTGAATACAAAGAAGAGGAACACACTGATGGAGAAAGTTGAGTTTCTAATTCTTAGAAGCCTTTTATATAATGAAGAATTTTTACGGAAGACACTTCCATTTTTAAAAAAAGAATACTTTGAAGACTTCAATCAGAGAGTTGTATTTGAAGAGATTGCTTCTTTTACAGAGCAATACAATGAACCCATCACAAAGGAAGCACTCTCTATTGAAATTCAGAAACGATCTGACTTCAATGATTCTGTATATAAAGAGATTAGTCATCTGATCTCTTGTCTTGATGATGTAACTGTAGAACAAAACTGGCTAGTTGATACCACAGAAAAGTGGTGTAGAGATCGAGCAATTTATCTTGCTTTGATGGATTCCATTCAGATTGCTGATGGACAAGATGAGAAAAGAAATCGTGATGCAATACCTAGCATCTTATCGGATGCCTTAGCTGTAAGTTTTGATAATAACGTTGGTCATGATTATCTCCAGGACTATGAGGCCAGGTACGAATCCTACCACAAGAAAGAGGATCGTATCCCGTTTGATCTTGAATACTTTAATAAGATTACAAAAGGCGGTCTTCCTAATAAGACTCTTAACATCGCTCTTGCTGGTACAGGCGTCGGTAAGTCTCTGTTTATGTGCCATATGGCTGCTTCCGTTCTCCTTCAAGGAAGTAACGTATTGTACATTACGCTTGAGATGGCTGAAGAAAAAATTGCAGAAAGAATTGATGCTAACCTTCTCAACGTAAACATCCAGGAACTGAGCGATCTTCCTAAAGTGATGTTTGAGAATAAGGTAACTAAACTTGCTGAAAAAACTCAAGGCACTCTTATAATTAAAGAGTATCCAACCGCGAGCGCACACAGTGGACACTTTAAGTCACTTATTAACGAACTTGCACTTAAGAAGTCATTTAGACCTGATATTATTTTCATTGATTACCTTAATATATGTGCTTCCTCTAGGTATCGCGGAAACCTTTCTGTCAATTCATATAGCTATATTAAGGCTATTGCAGAAGAGCTTAGAGGGTTGGCTGTCGAAACCGAGGTCCCTATCGTATCTGCCACCCAGACCACTCGTTCTGGTTATGGTAGCTCTGATGTTGAGCTTACTGATACTAGTGAGTCCTTTGGTCTCCCTGCTACTGCTGATCTTATGTTTGCCCTTATTAGCACTGAGGAACTTGAATCGCTTGGACAGATTATGGTGAAGCAACTGAAGAACAGATATAACGATCCTACAATAAACAAAAGATTTATCGTCGGCATTGACCGAGCAAAGATGCGTCTCTATGATTGTGAGCAATCAGCACAGGACGACATACTTGACTCAGGTCGAGAAGAGGAGTATACTTATGAGGAACAAAAACCCAAGAAATCATTTGAGGGATTTAAATTCTCATGAACGGCTACTATTCTGTATTTAATCCTGACGGAAAGAAGATCGCTGACTGCGGTATCGAAAGAGATGCAGTCAACCTTATGCATACCAGAAACAAGTACTGGGATGGACACTACTTTACCTTCAATCCTCTTCCAGGAGACATCGTTGATGTATCTCCTAGAAAACAACTTCCTACAAATGATATTGTCGTCAATATGGATGGTGGTGTTGGTGGAAGTTGGAAAGAGGTAGACTACATTGAAGTTAATGGTCAGCGTCTAGACGTTCAACAACAATTGCCTCAGTCCGAACAAGAACCATTTATCCCTGATTTTCATGACTAAAGTTGATACCCGTAAATATCTTGAGTTTGTGTACACTGTTACTAGTGCTCCTAGTACAGATCCACGGATTCTAGAAGCACGTCTTCGTGAACTCGATGCTAATGGTGCAGATGTCTCAAAACTTTTGACGGCTGCCCTTGGTTTGACTGCAGAGTCTGGTGAGTTCACTGAGGTCGTGAAGAAAATCTTCTTGCAGGGTAAACCTTACAATGAAGAAAATGTTTTTCACATGAAACGTGAACTGGGTGATATCTGTTGGTATCTTGCTCAGGCATGTATGGCTCTGGATACTACATTCGATGAGATCATTGAGATGAATGTTGAGAAACTAGAGTCTCGCTATCCTGGTGGTAGTTTTGATGTTCATTATTCTGAGAATCGTAAGGAAGGAGATCTATGATTAATTTAAAAATGATTCCTGAAGAGGCAAATGCTTTGAGCTATGCACTTTTCTTACATACTAAAGACGACTCTGTTGAGTTTCCTTCTTCGCGAGTTCAACTACTTAGAGGTATTATCAATCGTCTTGATGTAGAAATAGAGAGAGACTTTGAAGAACGACAAAATGAATCAGCAAGTACAGATTAGTCCATTGTTTGCAGAACCTTTCTGCGTAATTCAGGATGCTATTTCTGAAGATATGAGAAAGATCTTGATCAGTAAAGTCAAAAAGTACTCTAAAAAATGGAAGGGTTATGGAGATGATGCCTGGTCATCTGGGAAAAAATCTCCAACAAATTGCTTTGGTATGGATGCTGAATTTCGCAGTGTAAAAGAATTTAAAGAACTATCTAGTCTTGTTTTACACAATTGTGAACAAGTTGCAAACGGTTTAGGAATGCCTAAGTTTGATTGGAAAGTTTCAAATGGATGGTATAACTCATACGATAAAAATAATTATCAAGAGTTTCATGTTCATCCAATGTCCTACTTCAGCATAATTTATTTTTGCAAACTTCCAAAGGGTTCAGCTCCAGTTATCTTTATGAATTCTACTCAAGAATTTAATAATATCTCTGATATGAAAAATGATTGCTTTAAAAGCAAAATTGATATAGAATTTCCTCAAAATAGTATGCTGATCTTTAGATCCCATGTTCTTCACAAGGTTCCTTTTGGAACAAATAATGAAGATCGAATTACTTTTTCTTTTAACGTTTTACCACAACCCATATACCCTAATTATGATTGAATTTGATGATATGGAACTCATGCAACTGAAGTTTTGCATGGATCAAACTAAAAACCAAATGTCTATGGGTGGAGAGATTCGTCGTCATGCATCCATCACTAAGAAGGTTGAAGAAGAAATGGATCGTAGAAAAGAAGACACTGGTGCTTATACCAGAGAAAAAATTCTTCGCGATCTTGAAAAACAAATCAAAGAACTAGGAGGTTAATTATGAAATTTGAAGTTACTCTTGAAGATTATGAAAAGGCAGGCGAAGAGTTCTGGCCTAAATATTTTTACGTCGCCCGAGAACTGGGTGAGGGAGCAAAACCAGAGCAGGTTCTAAAAGTAATGGAATCTCTTGCTGGTGTTGCTATGAAAAACAAAGTCAAAAATAAAATTGGACCCTTTGGCTTTAATAAGAAGACTGAAGAAGAAGTCAAAACTGAACAGTAAACATCATGTATAAACCATACTCCCCTGAGTGGCATCGCAAAAGGTATCTTAAAGAAGCAATCGACACATACTTCGATGACTACGTGGATAATGAAATAATCTACGAAGATATCATGGATATCCTAGGTGCTAGGATGTCTGCTGCGGTTAACGAGGTTAACAAGGTTCTTGATCTAAAAGACAAACTCAAAATTAACTAGTATGCTATCAACTCAATATCGCCTCAGGCTAGAATTCATTTGTTCTAAGATTGCAAACAAAGAAGAAGTCCAACTGGACGATATGATTTGGGCAGAAAAACTAGCAAAAGCGAATACTACTGCTAGAGAGTGGCTTCGTAAAGCACGCCGTCATGCTGCTCAGGATATTCAGGAGGGAAGTATGGATGATTTTATGAATAAGATGGGGCTAGGAGATCCCGACCCATCTAATTATAAATCGGGATTTGACGGCGCAGATGAAATTGTAGACTGGTTCAGACAAGATAAACCCGATGATTGGAGGCAACGTGACTGAAAAAATTACTCCCGAAACTTACGAAAAAATGAATAAGGAATTTGAGGAAGACGGACTTGCCTTCACAATCGAAGTTCCTACCCAAGAAGAAATTGATGAGTGGCAAAATGATCGATGACGACTTTAGAAAATTTGCTGTGGACACTCAGATAACAGGTATCTCTAAACTAGTGGAAGGATCTAATTGGGAAAAACCAACTAAACTGAATATTGCTAAAAATCTAGTAGAGAAGATTGAAGAACTTCTAGATGGTAAAGCACACTATTTCATTTGTTGTGATAAAACCACCGAACATGAAAAAATTGTAATCGAATACAACCATCAAAAGAAATGACAACTCAAGCATGGATCTATAGTAACGGTAATCAAGAATGTGAGAGAGCTGCTATGCTCCTCACAAGTATCTACAGTGACTTTCATGAGTACATTTTAAACAAAGAATTTACAGAGAATCAATTCCGAGCAGAGTTTGGGAGTGAAGCAGAGTATCCCCAGATTGCAATCGGAGTTCATCATAGAGGATCGTTAAAAGAAACTCTACATTATCTAAAAGACAACGAATTAATTACATGAATACTGAATCGCAAAAACCACCAGTACATCCTGAGATTGCTGAAGTAGAATGGATTGATGATTGTTTCCGTGTATGGGAAACTAGAATGGGTCTATGGTCTTCTGAAACAAAAGAAGGTCGGAAGATGCTTACTGGATTAAAAAAAGAAGATGTAATTAGTATGACTAGATGGCATCTTCAATGCGAGCAAGAAGGAACGCTAGACCAGTATACTAGAGTCGTCGGCAGCGCAGTTTTGGATGGAAAACTCTGATGTAAATCCCATAGATATCCTCAGGTTGATTAGTGAACTTGAGGGTTCTTCTACTTTAATGAAGTACATGGGATTCAATGAGGACAGAGAAATTATCAACACTATGAAAAAGAAATACTATAAATTATATTTCAAACTTAATAAGAATAAATAAAAATAAAAACATGGCTGGACAAGCAGGGTTTCTTTATGAAACTAAAATACATACAGCATTAAAAAAAGAAGACTTAGTTCCATCTGGTTTTACTCCAGCAGGTTCTGATGCAAATGCTCCAGATGCTATGTTCATTTATGGTGGAAAGGATAATAAGTTAGAAATAAAATTAGATTTAAAAGCAGACTACGGTCAAGGAACTCTTTCTTATGAACCAAAGAAAAAGAAGTGGGAACTTGGTGGTGCAAAAACTGCAGCAGCAGAAGAGATGCGTGGACTGTTGAGTGCAGTTGGAATTGAGAAATTTGTAAACACTCAATGGGGAAACAAGGGAGTACCTAATAAAGGCAATGTACCATCAAAGTCTTTTACGAAGGATATGGTAACTTCTGATTATGCTAGGTTTAAAGATGCATTCTTACCCATCAACTCATCGGCACTTTGGAATTATTATGCTACTAAAAAAACATATTATATTCAGATTGGTGGATATGGATTATATTATATGAGGTCTAATCCTGCTAATTTACCAATACCACAGTTTAACCCTAAACTTAGGATAAGGATTAGAGTGAAGAGAGGTGGTAGTAACCCAATGGATAACTATCGATTTACAACAGCATTACAAGTAACCTCGAAACCTCCAAAGTCTTCATATGATTTGGATAAAGATGTTTTATTTTTGAAAGCAGACTTCGCTACTAAATAAAGGTATAAGGTATATCATTATCGATGAAGAATCTATTTCAATTCCTGGGAGAAGCAACTGCTTCACAAGCTTCCTTGCAGGCAAAGAAACTGAATCTAAAGAGCGACGGACATGGAGGATGGGTAGACTCCAAGGGAGAGTTTGTTGCGAAAACTGAAGGTGGAAAATTAAAGTTTTACGATAAGGGACAGAAACCTGGGAAAGATCCTGATCAGGTTAGAACTCCTAGTGGAAAAGCAATCGATCATAAGAAACCAAAGAAGAAAGAAGAACCAAAAGCACAACCACAAGCACGGAAGACAGAAGCACCACCAGAGGAACAGCAGGTTGCTACAGATACTCTTACAGTTGTGTTTGGTCGTTTTAACCCACCAACTGTTGGACATGAGAAACTTCTCTCTTCAGCACAGAAAGCATCTGAGGGTGGTGAGTTAAAGATTTATCCTTCTAGATCTCAGGATCCTAAGAAGAATCCTCTTGATCCTGATATGAAAGTATCGTTCATGAGAAAGATGTTCCCTGACTATGAGGAGCAGATTATTAACGATCCAGATATGAAGAGTATCTTCGATGTATTGATAACCGCATCGGAAGATGGATATGAGAATGTAAATATCATTGTTGGATCTGATCGTCAAGCAGAGTTCGAGAACCTTGCACAGAAATATAATGGTGAACTCTATGAGTTCGGATTAATCCGCGTAATCTCTGCAGGAGCTCGTGATGCAGACGCAGAAGGTGTAGAGGGAATGTCTGCATCTAAGATGAGAAAAGCAGTTGTTGATAATGACTTTGAATCCTTCCGTAAGGGAACTCCAAAGAATCTCAATGATGCAGATACACAGCAACTATTTGATGCTGTAAGAGGAGGAATGAAACTTAAGAAAGTCAAGTCAGAAACCTGGGAGATTGCACCTAAACTCGATCAGAAATCTCTCAGAGAAAACTATGTTGCTGATAAGATTTTTAGACTTGGAGACATTGTAGAAAATCTCAACACAGGATTGATTGGTGAAATCATTCGTCGTGGTACTAATCATCTTATCTGTGTAACTAGAGAGAACTTCATGTTCAAGTCCTGGATCAAAGATGTGAAAGAGAGTTTAGTAAACTATTCTGGTCCTTCTGGTGTACCTGGTCCGCAGAGAGAAGTCGGTACTGATGCTCAGAGAGAGTATACTATGAGGATGACTGGTATGAAGGAGATTAAGAATTTCATAAATAAATATAAGATTAAAAAGTAAAATTCTATACTCATGACTCATCTTAACGAGCTTTCTAAGATCTATAGAGAAAGTATTGCTGAATCTGCTGTTCCTGGTAAACCTGCGGAAAAACTGGGTGCTGTAACGGGTATTCCAAAGGCAGATCAAATGTCTGCTGCTGAGCGTATTAAGAAGAAGACTGCAGCAAAGAGAGCAGCTCTTGAGAAGAAGCATGGTACAAAACCTGGTGGTATGGATGACCATCCCGAATACAAAAAGAAAGAGCATGTTGATGAAGCAGATATGAAAGGTGCTCCTTCAATCAAGGATGCAAAACCAGCAAAGAAAACTAACGTTAAGTATGACCCTCACATGAAGGTGATGGCACCTCAGAAGGAAGCACTTGATCCTGTAGGTCGGGAAGATGGTGATGTAGATAACGATGGTGATAAGGATTCTTCAGATAAGTATCTGATGAAGCGCCGTAAGGCAATCGGTAAAGCAATCGGTAAAAAAAAAGTAGGTAGTCAGTCGGAAGAAACTGAGGTTGATGAGTGCTGGAAGACCCACAAAAAGGTGGGTATGAAGATGAAGGGTGGTAAACTCGTTAATGATTGCCGTCCTAAAACAGCATCTGACTATAAAGAAGCAGTTGAAGTTCCTTCTAAAGATCTAAAGAAACTTGCAGCAAAAGCAGTCAAGAGAGTTGATACTGATGCTGATGGTGATGTAGATCATAATGATAAGAAGAAAGGTCCTATGGGAGAGTTTGTTCCCAGTGCTGATGGTAAGAAGAGAGTTTACTCTGGAGTGAAAGAAGGTTTCTCTAATTGGAGAAATGATCTAGTCGAAGTAATTAAAGATGAAGAGAAGACTATTAAAGAGAAGAGTGTAAAGAATAAGATCATTATCAATCCAGAACTCAAAGAGTCTGTAGAAAATCTTGGTGGAGTGCTGCTAGAAGTAACAGAGTTCAGTAGTATCTTAGAAGAGATTACTGATGCTGAGTTAGAGTTTCTTTCTGATTCAATGATCGATGAGATTGTTGAAGAAGTATTTGCTGAAGCACTTGAGGATGGTGATGATATTGATGTGATGGAGACTCTCCTTTGCGAGTCTATTGAAGCCTCTCTAACTTTACTTCAGGAGGATGCTGGAGCAGAAGCAAGAAAGCGTCTGATGAGTAAGTCTCCAAGAGCATCGAAACTTGATAGAATTAAGTCTGCGGTCAAGAAAGGTGCTCAGGTAGCACGAAAAGCGGTAGTTAAAGGTTCTGAGGTCGCTGGTAAAGCAGTGGGTCATGCTAAGAACCTTGCTAAAGATATGGGTAGTGCTGCTAAGAAAGGATACAAGTCAACACAATCTTCTTCTTCAGATTCTTCATCTGATAGTGAAACCAGAAAACCACAAACATATAGAAATCAAGGAGTAACCAAGAAGAAACCAGGGATGCTGAGTAAAATTGGTTCAAAACTGAAGAGTGGTCTTAAGAAAGCCGTTGGTAAAACTGCAAGAGCAGTATCCAGAGGTGCTAGAAATGTAGCACGTCGCATGGGTGAAGAAACTGAACTTCAAGAGAAGGAATTATCCATTGATCAGCAGATGAAAATTTCCCGCGATGCAGCAGCAAAAAGAAAACCTTATCAACCTGGTGATCGTCAGAAGCAACGTGCTGCTCAACTCAAGCAGATGGCAAAGAACGCAAAGAAGGACACAAGAACAGATGCTCAGAAAATGACTGATGCAACTGGTCCTCGTCCTGGTTCTCGTTATAGAGGTGACTGATGAACTGGATAATGGAAATGAAAAAATGCAAACCTGGCGAATACTATTGTTACACCGATAAAAAGTGTAAGAAGATTCCCATGGGATGGCATATCGCCAGAGGTGGATATATAGAAAAGGATAATGAAGAGAGTGAAACTAAAAAGAATGGAAATGGAAATGGAGGTTCTAATGGAAACGGTAACGGTAATGGTAACGGAGGAGCAGTCTCCGAAGCAGCAGTCTCCAAAGCGCAACAAAGATTCTTCGGGATGGTTAGGGCGGCTCAGAAGGGGGAAATGGAAAATCCCTCACCTGAGGTTTCCAAAGTTGCTGCCTCCGCCAAGCGTTCCGACGTGAAGAAGTTTGCTTCTACTAAACATGATAAACTTCCTGAGAAGAAAGTTTCAAAGGAAGAGACTAAGTATGATAAGTACGACAAAGAGAAGAAGAGGTTTGCTAAGGCAGACCAAAAAATGAAGTTTGGTAAGTTCTACGACAAGGCAAAAGAAGCACAGACTCGTTTGCGTAAAGGAGAAGTGAAGAAGTGGGATCCTGAAAAGAAAAGATATGTCTCTAATCGAGATTGATTTTCCTATATAGAATGTAGATTTAAGGGTTTATCATGCTTGCATTTTTACTTCCATTAGCGTCAAAAATTATCTCTGATGCGGTTTCCAAAATTCCAGAAAACGAAGAACTCGGTGAGAAGTTGGTTGAGATCTGTCTTGTTATCTTGGGTAAAGCGGTTAAGTTAACCAAGACTGATATGGATGATCAGCTACTAGAAGTCGTTAAGAAGGCGATGTTAACAAGAGAAGAAGCGGCGGAATGATGGTGTAAGACCCTATACCTAGGGTCTTATTTTTTTATAAATATTTCTATCGTAAAAAGTTTATCACAGGCAATCACATGGCACTCTGGGGAAATAGCGACAATGTGACCTCAACAGGAACAGTAAGTCTTAACTATGCTACTGGTGTTGTAACTGGTTCAGGAACCACATTCGTCACCGACTTAGCAGTCGGACAAGTAATTCGTTTCGGCGCGAGAGATGGAATCTATCACGGCGATGCTGTAATTAAATCTATCGCAAGCGGAACATCTCTTACTATTGGATCAACTGCAGGACTTAGCGGAGCATCAATTGCTTCTACAGACTTTACTGTAAGCGAATGTCCTAAGTACACAGTTCTGGATTCTGTATACAGCGAATCTTCTGCAGGCACAGAAGACACCTTCGCATACGGCGTTTCTGGTGCTGGCGTTACTGCTGGTAGAGCTACTGCATATCACGCAACACACGCTGGATGGGTTGGTGTTACGACCTATAACGATCTCAACGGCAACCTGAGAGTTAAGCAGGAAGTCTTAGTTGCGATGTCTGGTATTTCTACAGGTAACGCACCTCTGTTCCCACCTGCATAATAATTGACTAATGTTTTTTGATGAACTGAATGAAGATAATTTTTTGTTATTCGCTATAAAAAATTATGAGAATCCCCAGGCAGTGACCAAGGACGATTTTGATAAAGATTTGAATCATTTCAAATATATCAAACGTCTATTGAAGCGATATAAAGGTTCAGGAGAGTTGAAGACATCTCTCCTGATCAATCACTTTATTGTTTTGTATAATATATTTGGGGATGCAGCAACACCAATGCTGTTTTATAAAATAGAAGAGGATTTATGGTCTGTGATGAAAACATTCATTGTTTTCTTAAATAGACTTCCAGATACTCCTAGATGTTATATTCATGATATACATATTGATATAAATTGTTTAGGTCAATTAAGAAAAACTTACTACAATCCAGATGGAAAAGATTGATTACATAATAGAAATGGTTCGACGGATCAAAGAAGAAGGTCCAACTATGGCTATGGGTAATGGAAAGATTGCTGGGTCTGTAGAAGCAGGAGATGATCCACCAGTAAGAAAGAAAAAGAAATACATTTACATGAAAGGAACAAGAAAACTCTGGCAGCAAAAGTAATGGCGTTCGGTCTAGGCAAACTTGCAGTTCTAGAATCAAAATTAGATATCTACGAAGACCTGTCCAAGGAGATGCTGGACAAGTTAGAACGTGCTGTCTCTACTATTTCTGAGAATAGTAATAGAGTTTCTGTTATACTAGAAAGACATGAGAATCGTTTAGATGAGAGTGATAAGTCAGATCAACTCATCATTAGAATGATAGAAGAAATGAAAAATCAAGAAGAAAAGAATCATGTAATTCTTCATGATAGAATTGATAAAATTCAAAAGAAAGTAGATGTAAATCAAAGGTTTGTGATTGGTGTTACAGCAGTGTTGACCACTCTTGTCGCAGTGCTACAAGTGGTTCCACCTATCATCAAAGTGTTGACTCCTCCAGTAACAGCGAGTACAATAGAAAGAACTATTTGATCTCTTTACAATGGATTTGGTTGACGCGAAGTATATCGGTCTTGTCTCTCCACGATTTCAGAAATTTAAGAAAGTAAAAAATAATTTATTTAATCTCCGCTGTCCCATCTGTGGAGATTCGCAGAAGAATAAGAATAAAGCTAGAGGATATATCTATCAGGTAAAGAATAATACTAATTATAAGTGCCATAATTGTGGTGCAAGTCTTTCTTTTGGTAATCTATTAAAGCAAGTAGATCCTCAATTGCATAAGGCATATGTCCTTGAGAAGTTCAAGGAAGGTCATGCTGGTAATAGTTTCGTTACTAAAGAACCTGAATTTCATCTTGAGAAACCAGTGTTCAAGAAAAAGGAATTAAGTATAGATTTACCTAAGGTGTCTGAATGTGTGGAACCCCTAGGATATCTCATTGCTAGGAAGGTAGATCCAGATAAATTCTATTATACTACTACATTCAAAGCATGGATTAATTCTATTAAACCTACCTTTGAAAGCACTAAGTATGATGAACCGAGGATTATTATTCCTCTCATATATAACAATACCCTAGTTGGAGTGCAAGGAAGAAGTTTTGTTATGAATTCATCGAATTCTATTAAATACATTACAGTCATGTTCGATGAAAATGCGCCAAAGATCTACGGTCTCGACGAAATCGACAGAGATGATACCGTCTATATTACTGAAGGACCTTTCGACTCTACGTTCATACAGAATGCGATTGCTATGTGTGGAGCTGACGCTCAAGTTAGTAATTGGGGTATTAGCGATCCTGTTTGGATTTATGATAACGAACCCCGTAATAGAGAAATCGTTACCAGAATCCAACGTGCAATCGAAAACGGTTCAAGGGTAGTCATCTGGCCAGAGAGTATTGATGAAAAGGATATAAATGACATGGTAATGTGTGGACTGGATCCCCAGTCTGTGATAAAATCTAATACATACTCTGGACTAGAAGCAAAGTTAAAATTTACTAATTGGAAAAAGATATGAGCAACGGGACTACTGTAAAAAAGCGTGATGGTCGAATTGAATCACTCGACCTAGATAAGATGCATTTAATGGTTGAAGAGGCAACTACGGGTCTTGCAGGGGTCTCTGCGAGTCAAGTAGAGATGAAGTCGGGTATTCAGTTCTATGATGGAATTACAACTGAAGAAATTCAAGAGATTCTAATTCGATCTGCAAGTGATCTGATTGATTTGGATCATCCTAACTATCAATACGTTGCTGCAAGATTACTTTTGTTTGCCGTTCGTAAGCAAATCTATGGAAAGATGAGAGAACTTCCTCATCTTGAAGCACACATCATGAACTGTACAAATGTTGATGTTTATGATAAAGAGATCTTTGTAAAATATTCAAAGGAAGAGATTGAAAAAGTAAACTCCATGATCGATCATGATCGTGATTTTCTGTTCACTTATGCTGGTTTGCGGCAGGTTGTAGATAAATACTTAGTCCAGGATCGCAGCAATGGTGGAGTATATGAAACTCCTCAGTTCATGTATATGATGATTGCTCTGACTATCTTTGCTGAGTATCCAAAAGAAACGAGACTCGATTATGTCCGACGATACTACGACGCGATCTCAAAGCACAAAATCAACATTCCCACACCTATCATGGCGGGAGTGCGAACTCCACTTAGACAATTTGCAAGCTGTGTTCTTGTTGATGTTGATGACACCCTCGATAGCATCTTTAGCAGTGATATGGCTATCGGCCGCTATGTTGCACAACGGGCGGGAATCGGTATCAACGCGGGTCGCATCCGTGGGATCAACAGTAAAATCAGAGGCGGAGAAGTTCAGCATACAGGTGTTGTACCATTCCTCAAAAAGTTTGAGGCAACTGTCCGATGCTGCACACAGAACGGCATTAGAGGTGGATCGGCTACAGTCCACTTTCCAATCTGGCACCAAGAGATAGAAGACATTATTGTTCTGAAGAACAATAAAGGTACAGAAGATAATCGCGTAAGAAAACTTGACTACTCAATTCAAATCTCCAAACTCTTCTACGAAAGATTCATCAGAGACGAAGAAATTTCACTCTTCTCGCCTCACGATGTTCCAGGTCTTTATGATGCTTTTGGTACTGATCGATTTGATCATGTATATGAAAGTTATGAATCTGATGAATCTATTCCTAAGAAAACTATCAAAGCTCAAGAACTTATTCTAAACCTTCTGAAAGAGAGAGCAGAGACTGGTCGCATCTATCTGATGAATATTGACCATTGCAATTCTCATTCGTCTTTCAAGGATAAGGTTGAGATGAGTAATCTTTGTCAGGAGATTACCCTGCCCACATATCCTCTAAATCATATTGATGATGAGTATGGTGAGATTGCTCTGTGTATTCTTTCTGCAATCAATATTGGAAAAGTTAAGTCTGATGAAGAACTAGAGAACTTATGTGATCTTTCTGTTCGTGGACTAGAAGAACTGATTGACTATCAGAAGTATCCTATCCAGGCAGCAGAGATCGCCACAAAGGCACGTAGGTCCCTTGGAATAGGTTTTATAGGTCTTGCTCACTATCTCGCTAAATTAGGGTTCTCCTACGACTCTCAGGAAGCATGGGACGCTGTTCATGGACTCACCGAGAACTTCCAATATTATCTTCTCAAGTCCTCCAATCAACTCGCAAAAGAGAAAGGACATTGTGAATACTTTGGTCGTACTAAGTATGCAGATGGTATCCTCCCGATCGATACATATAAGAGAGACGTAGACGAAATCTCTAGTCAGGAGTACGAACGTGATTGGGAATCTCTTAGGGCATCTATCTCCGAGTTCGGATTACGGCACAGCACATTGTCCGCACAAATGCCTTCAGAGAGCAGTTCCGTTGTGTCAAACGCAACCAATGGAATCGAACCACCTCGCGGATACTTGTCCATTAAGAAATCCAAGAAAGGACCTCTTAAGCAGATTGTTCCGCAGTATAACTCTCTGAAGAACAACTATACTTTACTTTGGGATATGCCTAATAACAGTGGGTATATTAAAATTGTTTCGGTTATTCAGAAGTTCTTTGACCAAGCAATTTCTGGAAACTGGTCCTATAATCCAGAACACTTCCCCGACAACGAAGTACCTGTTTCTGTTATGGCTCAAGACTTCCTCACTACTTACAAGTATGGATGGAAGACGAGTTACTATCAGAATACATACGATATCAAGACGGATGAAGTCAAAGATGATGATAGAGAGAGCGTTGAGTCTTTGCTCAATGAACTCCTGACTGCAGATGAAGAAGACTGCGAATCTTGTAAAATCTAATTTTATTAAATACTCTTGTAGAGTTGGAATTGGTAAGTAAGCAAACGGTAAACAAAGGAGAAATAGATGAAGGCAGACTTCAAAGTAGATAGAGCATACAGTTCAAATAAAGCGAACGGAAGAATGACTGTGGATAGAATGACGGTATTTAATACCGACCAAGTGAATACCCTGAAACAACCAATGTTTCTGGGAGCTCCCCTAGGCATTCAGAGATACGATTCTTACAAACATCCAGTTTTCGATAAACTTACCACACAACAATTAGGATACTTCTGGAGACCTGAAGAGGTTTCTCTGCAGAAGGATCGTGGTGACTATCAAACACTGACCCCCGAGCAAAGACACATTTATACTTCTAACCTGAAGTATCAGATCATGCTTGACTCTGTGCAAGGTCGTGGTCCTGGTATGGCGTTTATCCCATATTGCTCTCTTCCAGAACTAGAAGCATGTATGGAAGTATGGGGATTCATGGAGATGATTCATAGTCGTTCTTACACATATATTATTAAGAACGTCTATTCAAATCCTTCTGAAGTATTTGACCAGATCATCACAGACGAGCGCATTGTAGAGCGTTCTAAGAGCGTTACAGAAGCATATGATGATTTTATCAACAGTGCTCAAATGTGGGGTACTGGTAATATGTGGCAGAGTGATTTCAAAGATTCACCTACATCTCAATGGGAGATCAAAGATGTTAAGAGAAAGCTCTATAGAGCAGTTGCTAACGTTAACATCCTTGAAGGAATTAGATTCTATGTATCGTTTGCATGTTCTTTCGCCTTTGGCGAACTTAAACTCATGGAAGGATCTGCAAAGATCATTTCCCTTATCGCAAGAGACGAAAACCAACACCTCGCAATCACCCAAAACATCCTGAACAAATGGAAGCAGGGTGATGATCCTGAGATGGCTGAGATCATGAAGGAAGAGGAAGAGTGGACCTATCGAGCATTTGAACGTGCAGTGAATGAAGAGAAGCGTTGGGCAGACTATCTGTTCAAGGATGGATCTATGATTGGTCTGAACGATAAACTGCTTCAGCAGTATGTTGAGTGGGTTGCTAATCGTCGTCTTAAGGCGATTGGTCTCAAACCTCAGTATGATATTGCTGCAAAAAATAATCCTCTACCCTGGACACAACATTGGATCTCTTCTAAGGGACTGCAAGTTGCACCACAGGAAACAGAGGTTGAGTCCTATGTCGTAGGTGGAATTAAGCAAGATGTTAAGAAAGATACTTTCGCTGGTTTTCAACTTTAATAAGAAACCAACATTAGAAAAATACATAGAAGCAAAGAAGTGTGACGATTTTATATTTGAGAATCGTGACTTTGATGACTAATTATACAATTTGTGCTTAAATAGGGGGAGAAATCCTCCTATTTTTTATGCCTAAAAATCAAATAGAGAAAGAAGAAATGAAAGTCCATGTAATGAAACTGAAGCATCAGGTGGACATGGAGGGAGCAGATGTGTGGCAGGGAGAGAGAGAACTTGCTCATAAATACCTGAACAAGGTATTAGATATTATTAATGAGTATAGATATTGATTATGAAAATCCTTGGAAATATAATGGTGTGGCTTTTGCTGGGAAGGATATTGGGGATTATTTTGGTTTTGTTTATCTCATCACAAACATACAAAACGGAAGGAAATATATTGGGAGAAAGTATTTTTGGTCGTTCCGAACACCGAAGGGAAAGAAGCGTAAAGTAAAACAAGAATCAGATTGGAAAAAATATTATGGTTCTTGTCCAGAACTTAAAGAAGAGATAGAAAAGATCGGCAGAGATAAATTCAAACGAGAGATCTTATCTCTTCATAAAACAAAAGGTAGAACAAACTTTGAAGAGACTCGGCAGTTGTTTTTTAACAATGTGCTTACGGAGTCTTTAAATGGAGAACCTGCATACTATAATAGTAATATTTTAAGCAGATATTTTAGAAAAGATTATTATGGAGACGATTGATGAGATCTGGAAATGGTCTAGCGAGATTAACCAAGAGTGTAGAGTTGAAAGAATTACTGACTATGTATCAATAGCTAGAAATGTTTATAAGTATCCTGATAGAGTACTTGAGTTTCAAGAATTATTGTGCAGATGGGAGACATGGGAAACTGCAAGACCAGGAATGACTTCTCTAGTCCTTCCTGCATGGTTATCAAAAAATCTTATTGAAGAAGTTTTTGATATGGATGATTCTGAACAAGTTATTTCTTCTTGTGAACCAGAGTTCCTTTATTTTTATCGAGATAATATTCAGAAACATGATAATATACCGTTAGATGAAGACTTGCAAACAGGAAATTGTTTATTGCCTCATAATGATTATGTTGATGATAATACTGAGAGTATTATTTTTCTTGTGAATTTAAATCATCGAACAGTAAAAACAGGATTTTGGTCATTTAACGAAGAAGTTCTTCAGTATGAAGATACTGATGAAGAAGTGAATGAGTATGCTAGAAGTATAGATCTTCACAACTACCATGAAAAAACAAACAATGGTATTTTGGATAATGTTCTTAATGTTGAATATAATTTCAATGAGGCAATAGTTTATAATGCAAGAGCTTTGCATCAACCATGGATAGATGATTTTTATACTAGACAAAATCCTAGAATTATGTTAAGGTTTCCTTTTGATCTCTCCCAAGAAGAATTGAAAAGGGTATTATGAAGACTGTTGATGAGATTTGGGATTGGGCTGCAGAGGTTAATCCAGATGTCCAGATAGAAGAACTTGCTGAATATGTATCAATAGCTAGAAATGTTTATAAGTATCCTGATAGAGTGCTTGAGTTTCAAAAACTTTTAACTAAGTGGGAATCAGCTGATGGAGATAAACCAGGAGTAAATTCTCTAGCACTTCCTGCATGGACAGGAAGTAACATTATCAACAATGTTTTTGGTGATCATGATGAGAATGATTACATCCTTGAAGAATCTAAATCTGAGTTTATTTACTTCTACAAAAATAATAAAAAGAAATTTGAAACCGATCCGTTGTCGGAAGTATTGTATACTGGAAATTGTCTATTACCACATCATGATGTTATTGATGATGATACTAAAGTATGTATAGGTCTTGTAAACTTAAATCACAAATCAATTAAAACAGGATTCTGGTCATTCAATAATGAAGTTCTTTTGTATGAGAAGGATATAGATTACTATGATGATTATATTGAGGAGATAAATCTTGATAACTACCATGAAAAAACAAACAACGGTATTCTGGATCAAATCCTCACCGTTGAATATCATTTCAATGACGCTATATTTTATAATGCAAGAGCTTTGCATAATCCAGTCATAGATGATTTCTACACCAGAGAGAATCCTAGAATGACGTTAAGATTTTATTTTCCTTACGAGTCTTGACGAGGGGGTCTAGACCTACTATAATGAGCGCATCCTCAAAATGATTATGGATCAAACAATTGAAGTGGTTGCAGCGACCCGCGAGTGGGTCATGGATCGACTAGCAGACCCGAATCTAGAGTATCAAGATGCAATGGCTCTAGCTGATGAATTCAAAGAATGGATTAACCCTAAAGAAGATGAAATTGATATCTTATCCGTATGAAAAAATCCATGTTTATTTGTAGTGCAATCGTATCTGCTACTGTATTAACTGCAGTAACGTTTGTGGCTTTGCCTGATAAAAATACAGCAGTTCCTATCCCTGTAATTCCTTATCCAGAACTACAAGATCCTCCTCCTATTGATACTTATATCTGTGACGGATGTGAACCTAATGAAAACATCACCCTATCATTTCTGCAGGTTCGTGGTATCAAAGACAAGGCAGCTCTTGCTACTGTAATGGGTAACATCAAACAGGAATCTAAGTTCATTCCTAACATCTGTGAGGGTGGTGCTCGCGTACCATATGAGCAATGCTTGACTGGTGGGTATGGTATCATTCAGTGGACTACTCAGAAGCGTTACGATGGACTGAGTACCTTTTGTACTAAGTATGAATGCAATCCCTCTACCATGCAGGGACAACTTAGGTATATGGTTAACGAACCTCAGTGGTTAGACTACGAAGTTCATTTAAAAACGGAAGATCAACCGATTGCTTTTTATATGAATCATGCTTACAATTGGTTGGGTTGGGGCATTCATGGTAAACGAACTAAGTATTCTCATGAATATTACAATCAACTAACAAAACCCTCAGGCAACGTTGCCTGAACCTAAATATTACGACTACTAAAAAGAACTATGAGTATCACTCAAGACGTTGTACGCGAAACTCTTGAAATTTCTGAAAATGTAGCATTCAAAAATCAATGTGTTATGGTTCTAGATTCTTATCTACAAGAAGAACCAGACCTATCCAGACTAGAACTTGTAGCAGCACTCAAGATATACATGAAAGGGCTTGACGACGACTGAGCACTCAGTTATACTCTCTAAATAAATTCAAGCTACGAATATCACATGGAATCTATCGAACCGTATTCGACAGTTCTAGTGCTCAATAGTTCTTATGAACCTTTACACTTTACAAACTGGAAGAGAGCGGTTATTCTTCTCTTTAAAGAAAAAGCAAGAGTAATTTCAAGTAGAGTTATAAGACTCGTTTATTTTGTGAGAAGACCCTTCGTTAGATTTTCTGAAATGTATCCTTCCCGTGCAATGATCTACAAGAGAGATAAAAATACATGTCAGTATTGTGGTGCAAAAAGTAAACTTACAATCGATCATGTAGTTCCTCGCTGCAGAGGTGGCGGAAATACTTGGGACAACATGGTAGTTGCCTGTTCCAGTTGCAATACGAGGAAAGGTGATAAACTACTAGAGCAAACGAACATGAAACTTCGTAAGAAACCAAGAGCTCCCATCAGCAAAGTAATGATGGATCTTGAAGAAACAAAAGTCAGTCAGTGGAGAGATTTTTACTACGGTTGACTTTCTAATTCAAATCAGTTATATTGATTTCATTGGTTCAGTAGCTCAGCGGATAGAGCAACCGCCTTCTAAGCGGTCGGTCGCAGGTTCAAATCCTGCCTGAATCGCCTCGCGGGATTAGTTCAGTGGTAGAACGTCAGCCTTCCAAGCTGAATGTCGTCGGTTCGAGTCCGATATCCCGCTTAACGGACTGGTATACATCCGTGCTCACATCTCCGAGAGAAAAAAGAATCGGAACAACAACCCATGTGAGAGAGAGGTGGGATCCCTCTTGAACCTCCCCTGCTGACGAGCAGGGGACATTCCCCTGCTTGATTAGCTCAGCGGTAGAGCATCTCGTTTACACCGAGGCGGTCGGCGGTTCGATCCCGTCATCAAGCATATAAATAAATCACTAATTGGTCTGCATTATGATTACAGTAAGATGCAAAGAGTGTAACACAGAACTAACAAGTTCTAATAAGATCCAAACTTGCGGGTGTCCTAATCAAATGACTTTGGTTGATAATAAGGTTGGAGCTTTAGACATGAATAAAGTTGTCTTAATTACTCACAACAGAGAATCAAAAATTGATAGTCATTTCTCTAGAGAAGAACTTGCCTATCAGGAAGCAAGAAGAAAGCGCAAGGTTCGTAGACTAGACTTTGAGGTGCGTTAGGGTCTCAACACACAGTTGACTCATAAATGTATCGCCTCTATACTAAATAAGTAACTATACTGAAAGCAAATGACCGAATCCAGGGAACTGTCTGATCTCAAGTTGACGAGAGAAGAATGTCCAAAGTGCGGAGCAACATGGATCAATGGAAACCATGTTTGGACGGGCACTGGAAATGAGGGAAATGAATTAGACCTTGCAGGATTGGTGTGTAATAAACTTGGAGACGAAACCTGCATCAATCCTTTGAAAGGATTTGATGGAGGACAAACATGGGAAGATAGATCTAAGAGGATAGGAACCTTAGAGAAGTTGCAGGAAGAAGATCTGTAAGGTATAATAATACTGTTAGACATGAGTGTTTAACTGCGGTGCTCCCCTTTGGTAGATTCAGGAGTAGCGGCGATAGGAATCTGCCTTATCGGGATGTAGCTTAGTTTGGTAGAGCGCCCGCTTTGGGAGCGGGAGGTCGTAGGTTCAAATCCTATCATCCCGATATCTTGTATACATAATTATACAAAATTATTACACTGAAATTTTAAGATGTCTGAAGAGAACATTGTACACGAATTGAAAGTTACCTTTGATGAAAACAATCTTCCTGATGAAGTTGTTGAAGAAGAAGAGGTAGATAATCAATCTATTGTTTTAAATGCTGATGAGTCTGAAGGAGTTCAGTATATAGAAACTGATAATCCAGATGATGAACCTGTAGCTCTAACGGATGAAGAAATTAGTTTCATCCGAGAGTTTTATGATGAAGATGGAAACGAAAAAGAGATTAGAGAGAACTTGCTTGGTGATCATAAGATAGCTCACTCTCCTATTGTCTTTGAAGAAATTCTTCCAGATTATCTTATTGATCTTATTGAGCAAAGAGTTTCCGAAATCGAAGAGGAAGACTGGGAAAATGGTGAAGTTGGAAATGATGAAGAAGGTGGAGAGTATCCAGAATCAAGACAGTGTGATGTATCTTGGATTGCTGAACTTGACTGGGTAAGCACAATCTTTACTCATTATTTTCACATCGCTAACAGAGAAATTTTTGAATACGATCTAACAGAGATGGAATCGGTTCAAGTCACAAGATACGATAAGAATCATTTCTATGGATGGCATTCTGATTACGGAACGAGTGCAGATAAAGATCTTACTAGAAAACTCAGCATGAGTATCATTCTTTCAGATCCTGAAGAGTATAGTGGTGGTAAATTACAGTTCATTGATTATCAAGGAAAAGTTCAAAATGTAGATAAAACTAGGGGAACTGTAGTAGTATTTGATTCGAGAACACCACATAGAGTAACACCTATTCTTAGAGGACAAAGAATTTCTTTAGTAGCATGGATGATGGGACCAAAACTGCGATGAATTTTTATACCGTGGAAGAGTGGGAAAAAAACTGGGATGAACTTTTCTCACGGGTTGAGAATGGGGAAACCTTAGGAATCATTAATGAAGACGGTCATAAAGCCGTCATGGTTCCTGCAGACGACGAACTCATCAAGTTGTATACTGAGTTGAACAACGAGGCTTCTTAAGCCTTACGCTCGCTTAGCAATCTGGTGAATGCAGCAAACTCATAATTTGCCTAAGGTGAGTTCGATCCTCACAGCGAGCATGGGACACCTCTGAAAGTGTCCATAAGATTCTAAACCTCTTAGAGTCTCTGTTAAAATTACTAGGTAAACAAACAGACCAATGACTATCACTGCTAGATTCAAAAAAGACATCAGCACTCTTCGTTCTGCTGCACTTGGTGATATTTTTCTTGATGTGAAAAATCCAAAGCTCTTCAAGAAAGTTCGTCGTTATTATGAAAACGAAGGAGTTGTATTCTCTGGCGATGCCCTTGACGACTATGATATGCTTATGGAGTATATTCTTGCCGATCTTGAAACCGCAGAGGTTGTCTGATGAAAGTCCTTCTAGAACGTTTTCCCTATCGTTACGTTGAGTGTGGAACACTTGAGATCAACGATATGCCCGACTATCGAATTCAGAAAGCAGATCCATGGACAAAGCGTTACAGGGATATGTATCTATGCGATAATGGTATGCAACTCACTACTGCTATGGAAGACTTTGAGTATACCAAATGGTTAGATCCAGAAGGTGTTCCTTGCTATATAAAAGACAGTGTATCTGCCTCTTAACACATGGAAAAGGATGCTATAAATCTTACTCTTAAGCATGAGTGGATGACAGTATCTGATGCCAAACTTTTACTTCATTATCAATATATGAGAGTGCGATCTCATAAAAAATATGGTGGATGGAAGACAGTTCAGACTCTCATGAACATTGCCTATGGCATTTATCAAAGAGAGTCTGAAGAACTCTTAAGAGCAAGATTAGATTTAATTAAGTCACAGATGGAGAATATCTAAATAAAACTGAGAATTTAATTTAAAACTATGGCTGCAAAAGGGAGCGCAGGAAAATCTGCAAGTGGTGCATCAATGTCTAAGTACGACGTTGAAGTTGAGGGAAGACTCAAAGCACTTGAAGCGAAAGCACACAGTAAGTGTGATGGTGGCGGGGCAAAACTGAATGCAGCAGGACTTCCTCCTCTTGCATCTCATAAAGACGAAGCATATAAGAGATTGGATGCATTGGAGAAGAGAGTAGAAGCATTGATCTCTGCTCTTTCCTGAATACTGAGGGGTTTACAAGACCCCTCTTTTTTTATATAATACATAGGTATGGACTAAATCTAAAAACAATGAGTGACTTTAAAAAAACAGCATTGGTTCTCGGTGCTGGTGGCTTCATTGGAAGTCATATGGTTAACCGACTAGTTGAAGAAGGATATTGGGTTCGTGGTGTAGATCTAAAAGAACCCGAGTTTTCTCCTAGTCGTGCTCATGAGTTTGTTCGTGGAGATCTTCGCGATGCTAACTTTGTTTCTAGGGTCATTCAATTTAAAGGATACCAAGGTAACTTTTATAATTCTATTCCTTATCGAACTATTCAAACATTCGATGAGATCTATCAGTTTGCTGCTGATATGGGTGGCGCAGGTTTTGTTTTCACTGGAGAGAATGATGCAGATATCATGCATAATTCCTGTGCTATTAATTTGAATGTTCTTGAGGAGCAGCGTAAACTTAATGAGAGATATGGAGAAGACTGGAATCAAATTCCAGAACACAATAGAAGACTAACTAAAATTTTCTACTCTGGATCTGCCTGTATGTATCCAGAGTACAATCAACTTGACCCTGATAACCCAGACTGCCGTGAAGAATCAGCATACCCCGCAGACCCCGACTCTGAATATGGATGGGAGAAACTCTTTGCAGAGCGGTTATACCTTGCATATGAGCGTAACCATGGTATTCCTGTTCGCATTGCTCGCTATCACAACATCTTTGGTCCCGAAGGAACCTGGGACGGTGGAAGAGAGAAGGCACCAGCTGCAATCTGCCGTAAAGTCGCTTACCTCCCGGAGACGGGTGGAGCAATCGAGGTGTGGGGAGATGGCTTACAGACTCGTTCCTTCCTGTTCATTGATGAATGCATTGAAGCAACTCGAAGGTTGATGGAATCCGACTTCACTGGTCCTGTGAATATTGGATCTGAAGAAATGGTTTCAATTAATGACCTAGTAGACATTACTGCTAAGGTTGCTGGTAAGGTAGTGCATAAGATGTATAAACTAGATGCACCAACTGGTGTACGTGGACGTAACTCTAACAATGATCTCATCCGCGAGAAACTTGGATGGGATTATGAGCAGACTCTAAAGGAGGGTATTCGTAAAACATACGAATGGATTCTTGCACAAACCAAAGTGACTACTACCGAACGAATTACATGAAATCTATCACTGTAGTATTGAACGCATACAAGCGTTCCAATTTGAAAGAACAAGTAGAGGCAATTAGGAACCAGACAGTAGAAGTAGATGAGATTTTCTACTGGCAGAATACTGCTCCTGGAATTGAGTATGATGAAGACACTTACACTGAGTTGAATGCAGCTCTCAGCAACTACAACTATGGAGTATGGGCAAGGTTTGCTTTTGCTTTAAATGCTAGGACTGATTATGTTTGCGTCCTTGACGATGATACGATTCCAGGAAATAGGTGGTTAGAAAACTGCCTAGATACCTATGAAACTCATCCTGGACTTCTTGGAGGAATTGGTCTCCGTTTTGAGAACGGTGATTATGAATTAACCAGAACAGAAGATGGTAAGTTCGCTCGGTTCGGATGGGATGTAAATCCAATCTGTGCAGGCAACAATACAGAACCTGTGGAGGTAGATATTGTTGGTCACTCTTGGTTCTTCTCTAGGGATCTTCTTTCTGTGTTTTGGAGAGAACTTCCTGGTACTCAATGGACGATGCTTTGTGGTGAAGACATTCACTTCTCGCATATGATTCAGAAGTATACTGACTTGAAGACCTATGTTCCACCACATCCACCTAACGATAAGTCTATGTGGAGTAGTCTCAAGGCAATTGAGTATGGTGGTGATCAACACGCTACAGCAAACATTACAGTTGGTACAGGTGAAATGGCTATGTACCTCAGGCACTGTGTGGATGATGGATTCAAACTTTATAAGGACAGAAACTGATGGAATTAATGGAAGCATCTCCCTTTGAACCTTACGTTGAGGTTCAGGGGAGCTCTAGAATTAAGTATGCAAAACTAATTAAAGATGCATATGAGAAAGCATTGACTGAAGAATCAAATCTTCCTGATTGGATTCTTACTCTTAATGGAATGTCCGGTAAACGGTATCGTCATTTTGTTAACAACTTGATTGCTACTGTTCCTGATGCACGGTATCTTGAAGTTGGATCTTGGAAAGGATCTACTGCTATGGCTGCTATCTATGGTAACAAAGTATCTGCAGTGTGTGTTGATAACTGGTCTCAGTTTGGTAATGTACGCGAAGAGTTTTGTAACAATGCTGAGCGATGCACTAATGATGATACGCAACTAGAACTCTATGAAGGAGACTTTAGAGACGTAGAGTATGATGATATCGGTAAGCATAATGTTTACTTCTTTGATGGTCCTCATGAAGAACAAGATCAATATGATGGTCTTGCTCTAGCACTACCCGCTCTTGATGATGAGTTTATTCTTATCATTGATGACTGGAATGATCCACGTCCCAGAGATGGTACACTGAGAGCGATTGAAGAACTTGGTATCACGGTCAGATACTCTATGCAGATTCGTACCAGCAATGGTGTTGATATTGTTTACCCAACTCCTCATGTTCTGGAGAATAGTCTCTGGCATAACGGATATTACTTTGCTGTTTGTAAAAAATGATTGAAGTAGATGCCCTGGTTATTCAGGGTCCAACAACCTACTGTAAAGAAGTTTCAGAATACTACAAAGACTACAAACAGGTATGGTCAACGTGGAACTCTGAACCAAAAGAGAATCTGGATTATCTTCGGAGTCTACCAAATGTTTCTTTGGTGACTGATGATCTTCCAGTTCTTTCTGCTAAGGAAAAGTCTGGAGCTGGTCATGGTCCATGGTGTCTTGAGAGGGCTCTTTATCAATGGACATCTACTCTCAACGGATTCAAACTTGCAGAACAAAAAGGATATAACTTTTGTCCAAAGATACGATCAGACTTTTTGATCGATCTTGACGCTGCTCTACCAAAATGTGATCCAGAGGCATTTAATTCTCTCGGATGGCATAAAGGTAGTGTTGGATATCTAGTTGATTACTTCTATCTTGCAAAGACGAAAGATATTATATCTATGCTTGAGGGATGTATAGCACTCAGAGTACCTGCCCACGCTGAAAATGTAATGACTTATTGTTGGATTGCATGGGCACAAAAAAGAAATTTAAAATATTGTTTAGATGAATCTGTGTATACTTATTCTTTAAAACATAAGTATACTACCGAATTGTTCATGGGAGAAGTTGCGAAGGGTATTTGGATTGTTGATCATGATCAACAGCATGACTCTAAAAATCATTTACATACTTTCACCAAAGATAATTTACCTGATAAGTATCCTTTAGTTCATGGATGGGGACCTGGAGTATGAGAGACTACAAAGAAGAGATTGAATTTTTCTATAACAAACTGGTAAACCGTGAGAAGTTTGCTCTTGGAAAGTTTGCTGATGGTGAATGGGGAGCGATCAAAGGAACACAATTCCTTCCTGCTAATGGTGAGTGGGCTGCTAATGGAGACCACCCTCTCTATGAGGTTGCTAGGAGAGAACTAGAAGCATCACTTCGTTATAAGCATCCTGATTACTACGTTGCTATCTGTCCCTGTTATCAGGATACGATCACATTTTCCGAGCAACCAGAAAGTAATATCACATATGCAAATATCTTTGTGAATTCAAATTATGAGTTCTATAAGGAAAAGTATATCGAAGTTTATAAAGAGTATGATGTTCACCTCGTAACTCATAAGGATACGAATCTAGACAATCTTCCGTTTAAGGTAGAAAAATTTTATCCAATCGAGTATAATGCATGGGTACTCAACCGAGACCTGCCTGATCAGATCTTGAGTGAGAATCCTGAGGGTAAATTATTTCTCTTTGCTGCAGGAGCCTTTGCTAACATCCTTGCATGTAAACTGTGGGCAAAGAATAAGAACAACACTTATCTTGATGTTGGATCTACTCTCAATCCTTGGACTCAAATTGAACGCTTGAAGCGTGAATACTACATGGGTAACAAAGAACTTGAGTGTCTTGTATGTCCCTGCCCAAACTATTCTCCATCTAAATTATGATCTCTTTTAATAGTCTTGGAAATCTGGGGCGACTTGCTAATCAGATGTTCCAGTATGCATCTATCAAGGGAATTGCAAACAACTGTGGGCTTGAGTTTGCTCTACCACCAGAAAATGCTTTTGGAACTAGAGATCCTATGGTGAGAAACTCTGATACTAACTTGTATCAGACGTTTAAACTTCCTTCATTTAAGCAGGAAATGTGTGCTCATCCTCAGTATGTTGAGGAGAACTTTGCATTTATCCCAGAACTTTTTACAAGGTGTCCAGACAACATTGATTTGGTGGGTTATTTCCAAACCGAAAAATATTTTAAACATATCCAGTATGAAATACGAAAGGACTTTACTTTCATTGATGAAGTATCGGAACCTTGTAAGGACATTTGGAAGTCTATCTTTGGTGGTGCAGATGTCCTATCTCTGCATGTTCGTCGCGGAGACTATGTTGGACACACTGCACACCCTGTGCAAAGTATGGAGTACTATAAGACAGCACTTTCTTACTTCTCTCCAGATCAACCCGTGCTTCTCTGCTCTGATGATCCCGATTGGTGTAGAGAGGAGTTTAAAGAAGATCGTTTTATGATCTCTACTAGTGGTGATACTCGCGTGGATCTGTGTCTGATGACCATGTGTAAATACCACATCATCGCCAACAGTTCTTACAGTTGGTGGGGAGCATGGCTTGCTAATAGTGAGAAAGTTATTGCTCCTGATAAGTGGTTTACTGGAGAACTTGCTCACAAAGACACCACTGATATCTATTGTCCTGGTTGGATTACAATCTAATGTCTGAACTAACTGTTATACTTCCATGTGCGGGTGAGGGAACTAGACTTTCTCTCCCTTACCCAAAGGAAATGCACTCTATCGAAAAGAACAAATCCCTGATTGATTATAGTTTTGATCTTTTTTCAAACTATGGTCGCAGGGATGTTGAGTTTGTAATTACACTCAATGAAAATAAAACAGAACTTGTGAAGTATCTGAGTCGATACAAGTCTAGATACAATATCTCATTTACATTCTTCAACCCTGCAGAGACTGAGTACACAGGATCTATAAAGAGTGCAAAGCATTTGTTTGGTGAGAAGAATCTTGTTCTTCTTCCAGACACTTTTATGAAGTTGAAATCCTCTCAAGATATTGTGAATCTTGTTCATGATAGTCTAAATGAGACTGGATTTACTTTCTTCTTCAAGAGAGATATAGACAACGATATGTTGAGAACCAAAGGATCTCTTTGGATTGATGAGAACAATCTGGTTCAAGAGTATGAAGATAAACCTCAGGAAGATATAAATCGCTTCAATGCTTTCTGGACAGCCTTTGCTTTCAGAAAGCGTGTCTTTGATAATTGTATTGAGTTTATGGAGAAATCAACACTGAAGCATCGTCTTCTTGCAGGAGAGATCGAATCTACTCCGATATATAAGTCGAAAGCAATCGAGGTTGAAGAATATGTTGACCTGGGAACTTGGGATCAAATATATCAATTCAAGCATGGATAAGAAGATAATTGTTGATTGTGATGGAGTTCTTCTAGATTGGGCATATGCATTTGATGTATGGATGGCTGAGCATGGATTTCATAGGATACCTGATACAGAAAAACATTACTCTCAATCTAAGAGATATGGAATATCAGATCTACAAGCAATGAGGCAGATCCAGAGGTTTAATGATTCTGGATGTGTGGGATTTATTCCTGCATATAAGGATGCCGTAGAATATGTAAACAAATTACATAATCTTGGGTGGAGATTTGAAGTTGTTAGTTCTTTAAATAAGGACAAGTATGCTCAGAGATTAAGGGAGAAAAATTTAACACATCTTTTTGGGAATGTGTTTGATTTTATTGACTGCAGTCTTGATCATACTTACACAAAGGAAGAATATCTACGAGAGAGATACTCAGGACAAAATCACTTTTGGTTAGAGGACTCTGTAAGTAACGCTATAGCTGGTAGAAATATTGGTCTCAATAGTGTTATAATGGATCATGAATACAACCAGGAATGGGATGGTCCTCGGGTAATTAATTGGCAACACGTTTATCAGATGATACCAAATGACGACACCACACATTGAAGCAGATGTAGGAGCATATCATGAGACTGTTCTCATGCCTGGGGATCCACTCAGGGCAAAGTGGATTGCTGAAAATTTCTTAGACAAGTATGAAGTTGTGAACAAAGTTCGCAATTGTTTGGGGTACAGCGGAACTTACAAAGGAAAGAAAGTATCAGTTCAGGCTAGTGGTATGGGACAAGCAAGTCTTGGGATCTATGCATTTGAACTATACAATGTTTATAATGTTGAAACGATCATCAGAGTTGGAAGTTGTGGAGGTATTGCTCCTGATTTAAAGATTGGAGATATTGTTGTTGCGATGTCTGCTGCAACTGATAGTGCTATGACTGAGAATCTGATTCCTGGATTCAAACTGTGTCCATGCTGTGACTACCATCTCTTAAAAAACTACATGAAGCAGAACCCTATTGCTTCTGTTGGTCAAATGGTCTCCAATGATTATTTCTATCAACCAGATTTTAAATGGCACGAAAAATTTGCTCGCATCGGAGTCCTTTCTGTCGATATGGAAACTCATGTACTCTATAGTCTTGCAATGAGATTCGGGAAAAGGGCTTTGTCCGTGAACACTGTCTCTGATCACCTAAGTAGTGGTGAAGAAATGACCTCTCTGGAACGAGAGCAAGGATTAAATTACATGATTAGAAGTGTTTTGGAGAGTCTATGATTAATTTATTTTATGAAGAGTCCTATTGGATGGGAACTAATAGGATGACTGGACCCCGTGCAGTGGTAAGAAATCTTTTAGCAAGTTTAGAAGATCAGAAGATCCCATATGCAATAAACGAAGAGAAGTATGATCGTAACTTTATTGTTCAGTACGATAGAAATGGATACATCAAACACTCCAGTTTAACTCTTGAGAATTGTGTTATTGGTCCTCAGATTTGGTTCTTTGATGAGCATGTAAAAGAACTTCAACAACACCCTGAGAGATACAAATCCATTATTGTTCCATCTCAGTGGACAAAAGATCTTGCTATAGATAAGTTTGGATTTGATAGAGTAGAGACATGGCCTGTAGGCATCCCACTTCCAGAAATCAAAAGAGATGATGATGTTCATCAGTTTGATTGTATGATTTATTCTAAGCGTAGATCTGTACAAGAATTCAATGCTGTCTCTGATCTACTTCAGAAAAAGAAAATGTCTTATAGGACGCTTGTGTATGGTAACTACGATCAGAAAGAACTTGCACTTATGTGTAGTAGAGCAAAGTTCTGTTTCTTACTGAATGGTACAGAGAGTCAAGGTATTGCTGTTCAGGAAATAATGTCTCACAACATTCCTATCTTCTCTTGGGATGTATCAGAATGGAATGATATGGGTCCTAAGTATTCTATACCTGCAACTTCTATTCCATATTGGTCTGATGAATGTGGTGAAGTATATAGAACTACTGATCCACCTCTTGATCATATTCTTATGGAGGAGGCATTTGATAAATTCTATGGTAATATAGACAAGTATAACCCTCGTAAATATGTTGAAGACAATCTTACTTATGAACATTCTGTAAAACGATTACTGGAGATATTATGCTGATTTCATTAGATGGCTTGGTAAAAAAGTACGACATGAAAGTCGTAGGAACTCTTCATATTGGTGCTCACTTTGGTGAAGAAGTAAAGGATTACATTGACCTTGGGATTAAGAACCTTTGTTTCTTTGAACCTATCTCTAGAACTGTAGACATTCTACACGGTCAACTTGCTGAGTATGCAGATCAAGCAAACATTCAACTCTGGCCATACGCTCTTGGAAATCAAGATTGTGATGTTGAGATGTACGTCAGTGATCATGACGGAATGTGCAGTTCTGTTTTGAGACCTAAGATTGTTCTTGAGCAGTATCCAGGCATTAAATTTCCTAGAAAAGAACGGGTCAAAATGGTTCGCCTTGATGACTGTGATATTGATCCTGCAGATTATAACTTTATGAATATCGACGTTCAGGGATATGAACTTGAGGTCTTGAAGGGCGCAGAGAACTTGTTAAATAGCATTGATTACGTTTATACTGAGATCAATGTTGCTGAGGTTTACGCAAATGCACCTCACGTTGATGAACTAGATAAATTCTTATCGACATACGGATTCTCCAGAGTAGAGACTGATTTGTCTGGAACAACTTGGGGAGACGCTTTCTATATCAAGGAGAAATGAAATGGCTAATTACAATGTATCGCAAACATGCCAGGTACAGGGACTGGATTATATCTTAACAAAATACTTTGGATTTCCTTCCGAGGGATTCTTTGTTGAGGTTGGTGCATTTGATGGTGAATCTTTTTCAAACACCTCCTGTCTTGCTGATCATGGTTGGGGTGGTATCTATGTGGAACCTGTAGAGGAGCATTATGATGCTTGTTTGCGTCGTCATGAAAAGAACGAAGAGATTGCAGTTGTTCAGTGTGCTGTAGGATCAGTAGATAAGGTCATTGATTTGTATGTTGGTGGTCCTCTCACTACATCTGATCCCGAACAGGTTAAGCGATACTCTGAGATCGATTGGGCTCAGCACATTCCATTCTCAAAACGAGGAGAGATTGAACAAGTAACTCTTGATAGTCTTCTTGATTACTTTGATATTGAACCAGGTCAGATTGATCTCTTGACTGTAGATGTTGAAGGAAGAGAAGCGGATGTGTTTGAGGGATTCGATCTTAGTGAATGGCTTCCGAAGATGATGATCATTGAATTGGAAGATGAGCATGAATCATTCCAAAAGTATCAAGATCACGTTGCGGTTCATAGAGCACTTAGAGAAAAGATTCATGCTGCTGGGTATGTGGAGATCTATAAAGATCACATCAATACCATCTTTGTTCAAGAATTGTATGAGCAGGATGTGCAAGATGCATGGAGAGCATTAGAAGAGGAGAAGGCAGCATGAAAATCTGCATCCTAACTATTGCTACAAACAAATACATTCATTTTGTTCAGGAACTTTACGATAACATTGAAGAGTTTTTTCTTCCTGGTCATGAGAAGACATGTCTCTTGTTCACTGATCATGAACTAGAGGAAGTATCAGACAATGTTAGGGTTCATAAAATCGATCATGAACCATGGCCAATGCCTACTCTTAAGAGGTATAACTACTTCATGAAAGAAAAAGATTTTATTCTTGAGCATGACTATTGTTTCTACTTTGATGTAGATATGGCGATTGATCAGATCGTTGGTGATGAGATTCTTGGTGATCTTGTAGCAACGAATCATTTCTATCAGTCTCGTCTATCGGACGCACAGAAGTCTTTTGATAGGAATTCCAGTTCACTTGCTTATGTTCCATACGAGGAGAAGACAAGATCTTATTATGCGGGAGGGTTTAATGGTGGAAAGACAGAATTCTTTATGAATATGGCTGAGGTCATTGCTTTTAGAGTTAATATAGATCTTGAAAATAATGTTATCGCTCAATGGCATGATGAGTCACACATGAATCGATATATGATTGATCATCCACCAACACTACCTTTATCATATGAGTATTGTTATCCAGAACCAGAGTTAGGTAGGTATCCTGACGATAAACCAAAAATTATTGCACTGTTGAAAAATCATGGCGAACTTAGATCTTAGAGAAATCCCAGCAATTTATATCAATTTAGATTCTGATACTGAAAGAAACGAGAGAATGCAATCCGTGCTTACTGAGTTTGGGTTTAAGAACGTTATTCGTCTCTCTGCTACAGAGATGCCTGATAGGCTAGCAGCATGTTCTCAGTCACACTACAATGCACTACAGGAAGTTGATCCTCCATTCATCGTATTTGAGGATGATTGCTTAATCAAGAACTTAAACCCTGTAATAAATATCCCCGACGACTCTGATGCAGTTTATCTTGGTATCTCGTCGTGGGGAAGGATGAATGGTCATTCGGGACCTTGTGTATTCTATGAGGAAGTGGTAGACTTTCCTGGTATATCGCGTGTGTATAACATGCTAGGAGCACATGCAATCTTATATCTTTCCAAAGAGTATGTAAGCTTGTGCTCTAAGATTTCTGATTGGTATTGCAAAGAAGAATATCATCAAGATATTGGTTTTGCAGAGGTGCAGAAATACTACAATGTTTATACCTTCGATGATCCAATCTTCTATCAGACCAGTTCTAATGGAACTGATCAGAAGTTGAGTTCTTATCCTAGTATTGAATTTGTTCAGTACGACAAACGTTTTTGGAAACCTGTGGGAGTTTGAAATGCCGCATAGTTTAGTCACTGGAGGGGCAGGATTCATTGGATCGAATCTTGTAGACGCTCTCCTAGAGAAAGGGCATGATGTTACATGCGTTGATAATGAGCACTCTGATGCTCATGACGAGTTTTACTGGAATAAAAAGGCGTGGAATGTTAAGGGAGACATTAGGGATTATGACCTGATGAAAGAGCTGATGGGTGGAGTAGATTATGTTTTCCACCTTGCTGCTGAGGCACGTATTCAACCTGCTATTTTGAATCCCATTGAGGCAGTTAGCATCAACTGTGTTGGTACTACTACGGTCCTTCAGGTCGCTAGAGAGTGTGGAGTAAAGAGGGTGATATACTCTTCCACATCCTCTGGATATGGTATGAATAAATCTCCTAATGTTGAGACAGATCCTGATGATTGTCTAAATCCTTACTCTGTTTCCAAGGTTGCTGGAGAAAAATTATGCAGGATGTATACGCAACTGTATGGACTTCAAACAGTGTGTTTTAGATACTTTAATGTCTATGGTGAAAGGCAACCTCTAAGGGGTCAGTATGCCCCTGTAATAGGCATCTTCCTGCGTCAGAAGGCAGCAGGGGAGAAATTAACTATTGTTGGTGATGGGAACCAGCGCAGAGACTTTACTCATGTAAGTGATGTTGTCCGTGCAAACATCATGGCTGCTACCAAAGAAGTAGACTCCGAATCCTTTGGTGAAGTTTATAATATTGGTACAGGAACCAACTATTCGATTAATCAAATTGCAAGAATGATTGATTGGCCTACTACAAATATTGCTCCTCGTCCTGGCGAGGCAAGAATAAGTCTTGCTAACAATCAAAAAATGCGTAAAACTTTTGATTGGTCTCCCACTGTGAAATTAGAAGATTGGATTAAAAAATATGGACAGAAACAAATCCGTGTTTAAGTTAGAAGGTTTCGGACCAATCTATTGTATCAACCTTGATGAACAACCAGAGCGATGGGAGTACATGAAGAAGCAATATGATTACTGGGGACTAAGTAATGTAGAAAGGATCTCTGCTTATGATGGTAGAGAAGATGATCTGAGTGATATTATTCAGGGTAGATATCCTGAGGCAGTATCTTCGGGGGAGATTGGATGTATTACATCTCACTTGAAAGCTATTAAGCATTGGTATGAAACATCCGACTCTCCCTATGCAGTAATCATGGAGGATGATTGTAAGTTAGATCTTGTTAAATATTGGAACTTTACATGGAGAGACTTCTATAGTAAACTCCCTTATGATTGGGACGTTATTCAACTCGCAATCATTTCTACTGGAGATATCCATGTGGGGATTCATAAGAGATTCGTAAATGATTTCTCTACTGCCTGCTATATCATCAACAGGCATCATGCAGAAAAACTGATTAAGTTTCACTGTAGGAAGAATAAGTACAAACTGGATAATGGAGTCAAGCCCCGTGCAGTTGCTGATGATTTAATTTACAACTCGGGTAATACTTTTAGTATTCCTATCCTCTTGTATCATATTCCCCTGGGATCTTCGATTCATCCAGAGCATATTGATGCGTTCCATAAGAACAGTCATGATGGTATCTGGAATTTCTGGAGTCAAAACGGAGCAAGTCTTGACCTAGACGCTTTGATGAACTATAATCCTTATCTTGGTCGGGTCTCCGAACCAACAAAATCTAGTTAAGGTTATTAACTATACTAAATAATTCACCTTTTGCTTTGCATTAGGTATAATTACACAGAACCATGTCGAGGTTCTTCCATCTGCGGGTATTCATTCCGCAAGTAAATAAAGGTACACAAAAATGTTTAAATCTCTATTCGCAGCAACCGCTGCTCTCTCTATGTCTGCTGGTGCTGCTGTCGCTGGTCCCTATGTTAACGTGGAAACCAATGCTTCCTGGGCTGGAGATGACTATGTGGGAGCTCTTACAGATCTTCACGTTGGATTTGAAGGAGAAGCAGGTGTTGCTGCCTGGTATGTGCAGGGCGGACCAGCTATTCTCGCTGTTGACGGTGCTGAGAACGAGACCCGTTACTCTGGTAAGGTCGGTGTTGGACTCCCTGTCTCTGAGGCAGTCGATATTTATGCCGAGCTCTCTGCAGTTACTGCAACCGATGAGTTTGAAATGGATGATCTGAGTGTTGGTGGTAAACTCGGGGTTAAGTACACCTTCTGATAGTTCACGCCGTAACACACATTACGATATCCTAACGACCTCCCTAACGGGAGGTTTTTTTATGGTTAAATTTGAATTAAGTGCTAATATATACCAAGGTTTATCTAACAAAAA